GGGAGGAAATGATCAAGCAGAACCAAGAAACCTGCGACGATCTGAAGGAAATCATCGAGCGAAACCGCGAGGAGTACAAGGAAAAAGCGGACGGAATTATAGAGAGCCTTAATAAATTATCAGACCACGTCGCGACCGCGAATGGACGAACCACCAAGAACGAGCTGGCCATCGCCCACCTGGAGGGAATAGTCAATACGCAGATCGCCATGTGCGAGGCGCGAAACGAAGGCAGGCTGTCTGGCCACTGTGGAGTTCAGTAATGCCGAGCAAGAATCCCGAAGACCTTACTATTGAGATGCAGGCGCTCTACGCGATGTTCGAGCAGGACATGCGCGCCGCGGGATTGAGGTATATCCTGACCTGCACTTATCGCTCACAGCTCGAGCAGGATGCGCTCTATGCGCAGGGTCGCCTGGGCATCGAAGAAGTCAACCGCCTGAGACTCAAAGCCGGGCTTCACGGCATCACGCCGTCGGAAAACAAGATCGTTACGAAAGCAAGGCATTCCCGCCACACGGATCGTGAGGCGTTCGATATCGCCATACTGGATCATGATGGAAAAATCAACTGGAAGATCATCGCCTACAAGGCGGCGGGAAAGATCGGTAAAAATCTCGGCCTGAGATGGGGCGGAGACTTTAACAGCATCAAAGACTATCCACATTTCGAATATGCCGGATCGCTGGACAAGGGCGTTCTCGGTGCCTAGGAGGGGCAATTATGGGAATCGACGCGATTATCGCACTGGCCGGCATGATATTGCCGCCCGCCATCGACTTTATCAAGAAGAAGTTTATCCCGCAAAGCGCGGACACACCGGAAGCAACGATGTCGAGCCTTGCGACATCCAAACCGGAAGTGCTGCCCGGGTACCTCGCGGCCGTCACCGGGTACCTCAAGGCCCAGATTGAGTTCTTTAACCGGGACGTCAGCGGCACGCCGTCAACGTGGGTCGTGAACCTGCGCGCGGCGATCCGGCCGTTTGGCGTCATTGCGTCATTGGTTATCCTGGCCGGCATGTTTGTCGCATCATGCCATGGTTGGAGCCCGGATCCCGCTGCAAAAGCGTCGGTGGACGGCGTGCGGTACACTTGTGAACTGATTGCGTCGTCATGGTTCGGGACAAGAATCGCTGTATCTTCAAGTACTTAAAAAATAAACACTCTTGATAGTAAATAAAATTTGACAAAAAATAACATCACCGAAAGCACTGGACTATAGAACACTGAACAATTGTTGATGCTCGTAATCATGCTGGAAGTCTTCTCACTCTCTTACGGAAGCTCGACTTTATGAAGAAAAGTCAGTTCGGTGGCAAAGCAAAGGGCGCGGCGAAAGTCGCGCCCGAAGCACCCGCCAGAAAAACCCGCCAGGGCCAGAGCGCACAAGCTCAGATCAGCGCGTATCGTAAGCAGCGCTATACGTTTACGAGCGCGTTCTCCGCGTGGAACATTATCAATCAGCGGTTACCGAATCCTGACCGCGTCCTCCAAAAACGCGGGCAGTCCCTTGTTCTTTATCGCGAGCTCCTGTCGGATGCTCACCTGACCGCTGCCCTCGAAAGTCGGGAGAGCGCGACACTGTCCTATGACTGGCGACTGGAACGTGGCGAATGCCCGCCCAGAATCCACAAGATTCTCGAGAAGTGGTTCTTCAGCGTCATGGAGAGAAAGATGTGCATCGAAGATCTCTCCCGCGATGAACTGACCTCGAATCTCCTCGATGTCATTTACTGGGGCTTTCAACCTGCCGAGCTGACCTGGGATTACCTGCACGGTCTGTGGCTGCCGGTCCAGATCACGCCGAAACCGCCGGAATGGTTCGACTGGTTCATCGGCGAAAAGGGCGTCCCGGAGCTGCGCTTTGTGTCACAGGCTCACCCAATAGAAGGCGAGGCGCCGCCCGATCCATGGACACTGATCTGCCCGAGAATCAAACCGTCCTACGACAACCCCTACGGGCGCGGCGTCGCGCAGCGATGCTTCTGGCCGATTGTATTCAAGCGGGCCAACCTCGAATTCTGGCTGAACTTCATGGAGCGCTTCGGCACGCCGTGGGTCGTGGGCAAGATCGAAGGTAATGCGGATGCGACCACATTAACCGACTTCGTCGGAGACCTGAAGACGCTCGTTCAAGACGCGGTCATCGCCGTCTGTGGCAACCGAACAGTTGAATTACTGGAATCCAAGAACCAGCAGTCGAACAACGACGGATTCCAGATTCTCTGCGACTTCATGGACTCCCAGATGTCGAAGACGATTCTGGGGCACACACTCTCCACGGACTCCGGCGACAAGTCGTCTTATGCGGCCACCAAGGCCGCGTTAACGGTCCGCAGCGATATCCAGAAACGGGACATTGCGATGGTCAGAGCAATATGGAGCGACATTATCAATCTGATCATGATGCGAAACGGGTACATGGATACGCCGCGGCCAAACTTGATTCCTTACCACGCCAACGAAGTCGAAATCGACCGTGCAACACGCGACGAAGCGTTGTCACGCGCGGGAGTTCGTTTCTCCAAGACGTATTTCACGCGGGTTTACCACCTCGAAGAAGACGACATCGAGGAAATCATCGATCCGTCCAAGCTCCAGGCATCCGGATTCGAAAAAGAAAACGAAAAAGACAAGCCCCTCGTGAACGTCAAGAAAGAGTCCGACAAAACCAAAGGAGGAAAATCATGACAGGAGCATGGCTCGAAATATTTAAAACAGGAACCCACACATCGGGCAACGGCATAACTAAGACCTACACCGACGCCGATCTCGACAATATCGCGACCCGCTACAACACACAGGAAAGTCATGATGCCCCGCTTGTGCTTGGCCATCCCGCAACAGATGCCCCGGCCTACGGATGGGCCAAGGAACTCAAGGCGGCCGGTGGCAAACTGCTCGCCTATGTTGACCAAGTCAGTGACGATGTCGTCAATGCCGTCAAGATGGGCGCTTACAAGAAAGTCAGCATCGCGCTCTATCCCGATGGCTTGCTGCGTCACATCGGCCTACTGGGTGCTACGCCGCCCGCCATCAAGGGCCTGACTCCCGTGCAGTTCGCGGAGGGGGTGGAATTCGAAGAATACATCTGGGCGACGGATGAGACGCGCATGCCGACCGTTGCGCGCGTTCTATCAGGCATTCGCGATTTCTTTATCGAGAAATTCGGACTCGAGGTTGCCGACAGAGTCCTGGACAAAGATGACATTGCTGGTTTGCAGCGAGCCGCCCCGGAAAACCTCATCGTTAAACCATCTGATGGATTGTCAGGGGTCGCTAATAATTTCTCAGAAAACCAACAGGAGGAGGAAAAACAGATGGATGAATTGAAAGCCAAGATCAAGGCCCTGGAAGATGCCCTGGCTGCTCAGTCCGCCCTCTTTGCCGAGCTTCAGAGCGGCGTGAAGGTACTGACAGACGCCGCATCGGCACAGGCGCAGGCGGCCGCTGACGCATCGAAGAAATCCGCTGCCGAGGTGGCACAAACCGCGTTCGCGGAATTCTGTGAAGCCCTCGTCCGGGAAGGAAAAGTCCTCGCAGCGGAAAAAGACGGCATCGTCGAAGAATATGCCGATCTGCTTCGTGCTGAGGAATCTATGACCTTCGCGGAGGGCGACGCAAGACCGTCCGAGAAACTGAAAACACGCCTGACCGCCCGACCCATTTTGGTGTCGCAGGGCAGAGTGTTTGCCGATCCGGACAAAGCGGCGCAGCAGAAGGTTGATCCGAAAGCCGTTCCGGCTGAATTTGCCGAAATCGCCGGCCGGGTTGATGCCACATCGGTCGATATCGACCAGCAGATCAGGGAATACGCGAAGGCGAACAACGTCGATTACGAAGTTGCGGCCGAACGGTTCATGAAAGCCTAACCACACACCCCATCCGTACAAGGAGGATCTAAAATGGGACTTCACACTGAAAAACCCGGAATCAAAACAACCGGCGTCGCCAATGGTGCGATCACTAAGCGGCGCTTCATCGATTACACGGATGCGGTTGTTTCCAGTATCGGCGCGCTGGCCAAAGGCGTGTCCGGTGAATCGGACCAGGACACTGGTAAATCTTTCGAGATCACCATCAGCGGCACGGCGCTCGTGGAAGCGGGCGAAGCCGTAACCGAAGGCGAGCAGATCACCAGCAACGCGCTGGGTAAGGCGGTTCGTGCAACGTCTGGCCATTACATCAACGGCATCGTCATGCGGGATCAGCCCCTTGTGGGTCAGCTCGTTGAGGTGAAATTGGTGAATGGCGCGATGATCAGTGCTGCCGCGACGACAACTACGTCCACTACGACAACCACAACCACAACCACCACGACAACCACAACCACAGTTTAACGCTAACGACATAGGAGGATTTTAAAAAATGGCAACTTTTTTTGACACAATCACCGAAGGCGTCAGCGTTCCCTTGACCACACTGGCGTCCGGATACAAACCGAGTGGGCTGATCGGCGAGGAAGTGTTCCCCGTCGTAAAGTCCGTGACGAAGGGCGGCAAGATTCCCGTTTTCGGGAAGGACGCTTTCAAGGTTTATGAGACCCTGAGAGCCCGCGGCGCCCACAGCAACCGCGCCGGTATGTCCCCGGATTCCTGGATCACATTCTTCTGCGAAGAACACGATCTGGCTATTCCGCTGGATCAGCGCGAGCTGAACGAACTCAATAACCTCCCTGGCGACGCCGCGTTGAAGGCGCTTTTCAACTTGCAGGACCGTCAACGCCGCAGAGTCCAGTGGAACCTGAAGCTGGAGCTCGAGAAGGTTGTCGCCGACCAGGTGCAGTCGTCCGCAAGCTACAACAGCTCGAACGTCCTGGCTCTGACCAATTCAGATTGCTGGTCGGAAACCGGCTCGGATCCCGTCGGCGCCATCGAAGACGCGCGCGAAGTGATTCGCGGCAAGATCGGCGTTTACCCCAATACGCTGATCATGGGCGCAGACACCTATGCGTGCCTGAAGTTCCATGCGGCTTATACGGACAAGATGAAGCTGACGAACGACAAAGTCGTCCGCCCGGACCTCATCGCCCAGATGCATGACCTGAAACGGGTCATCATCGGCCTGTCCATGGGCCTGAACACCTCCGAGGCGTTCTACGACCTGTGGTCCGACAACGCGATCCTCTGCTACATCCCCGACACGAAGACCCCCGACATCGATGAGCCGGCTTTCGGCTACACGATCAAACCGGGATTCTCCGCGACCCCGTATCCCTACGTGGATATCTTCACCGAGGAAGGCGGCAAGATCGTCAACGTCCGTTGCACGGATATGTATGACACCCTGATCGTCAACAAGGACGCCGGGTATCTCATCTCGAACTGCAAGAAGTAATCTCTGACGCCGGGGGCACGAGTCCTCCGGCGCCATTTAACGGAGAACGAAATGGCATATTGCGTCCTGTCTGATCTTCAAAAGCTGCTGCCGGCGACCATGTTGGTGAATCTGTCCAACGATACGTCCGGGGCAACCGTTGTTGACCAGACCAACATCGACGAAGCCATCGACCAGGCGGATCGTGAAATCGACGCCTACCTGTCGCTGGCAGGATATGCCGTGCCGCAAGTCACCGTCGCTCCGTTGGTGACGAATCTGTCGAGCAAGATGGCGATATGGAACCTGCATCTTCGCAAATATTTCGACTCAACCGTCTGGCGGGAAACCTACAAGGATTGCCAGCGAATCCTGGAGAGAATCGCCGAGGGGAAATTGACCCTCGGACAGGAAGTGGTCGGCGTGACACAGGAAGCTGCCAGCGGGCATGCGATTGATACGCGCGTCCAAAAATTCACGTCCACGTTCATGGAGGAATTCTAATGAGCCTGCTCGTTGAACGAGGCGCGATCATCACGGCCCTATGCGACCACCTCCGGGTGAACGTCCCGGAATTGAAATTGGTCAAGCCGTATCATGGAGAACTGGATCGATACAGCAAAAAGACCCAACTCAAGGAAGAAACCTTTCCCGCGATGGTCAACCTGACCACCCCGTTTGCGCTCATCATCTCCAAGAATCGCAAGCGCGTGGAAGACAAGGGGCCGTCCCTGAGATTCCGGCACGATATTTCGGTGTATGTCGGCGATTCCAATATGCACGACTTCACCAACACGGCGACGCCGAATATCTTTTCCATCATGACCAAGTGCGTGGAAGCCCTGCACGGCAAATCGTTCATCAAGGGTTGCGGGATTTTAAACGTCGAGAGTGACGGCGATTACGTGATCACCACGGATCTGTTCACCGTTTATGACCAACAATATTACCAATTGGAAATCGGAACCTAAAAGGAGGTAATCCAATGTCTGATGTTAAAGTATCCCCCAGTACCGACAATTACATGATCGGCAAAGGCGTGTTGTCCATCGCGAAATGGACAAACGGCAGCGTCGGTTCCTATGTCGATGTCGGCAACTGCCCGAAGTTTGAATACGAGCTGACTGAGCAGACCCTCGAGCATTACAACTCGCGCGCCGGCCTGAAAGAACTCGACCAGGAAACCGTCATCCAGACGGGGTACACCGTGAACTTTACCCTGGACGAAGTGTCTGTGGAAAACTTGCGCATGTTCCTGAAGGCATCAATGTCCGGCACCCGGACACTGTATGCGAACATGAACGCCAACCAGCAGTATGCATTGAAATTCCGATCGGACAACCCGGTTGGCCCGAACGTCAATTATGAGTTCTGGAAATGCAAGCTGACCCCGAACGGCGCGTTTTCGCTGATCAGTGACGAGTACACGTCCCTGTCGTTTACCGGCAAGGGCCTCTCCGATCTGACCGGTCACGCGACCAGCCCGTTCTTCACGGCGACTTACGCGACGACAACCACGACAACCACGGCAACCACGGGTGAATAATCACCTCATTTAAACCCACCATAGCCCGGAGGGCATAAGCCCTCCGGGTTTCTAACCCAAATCATTCAAGGGAGGATGATTCATGTCAAGAGAATTCAAAGAACTCAAAATCGCCGGCAAAAATATTACTGTTTACGAACTGACCGTCAAGGACATCAAGAAACTGTGGCGCGACATGATTGGC